AAACTGCCCATGTCTGAGCGCCAGCGGTCTGTGATGTTCTCCTGCTCGACTTCGTAGAGCTTGGTGTCGTTCGCCATCTTGGCAAGTTCACCGTCTTGAACCATCTTCCCCAATTCCATCTGGGCCTTGGCCTTGGCTTCAGGGTCTGGGATGAGCTTGTCAATGAGCTTGCCGCCGATTTCAAATAGTGCTGTAAGGGGGAACATATTTAGCCTTTCAAGTCAAAACTTAGATTTGCATGGCGAGGGTACTGAACGATACGCTCGCCCTCTGGACATTTGTATTTGATGGTCGCCAGCAAGGTGGCTTTACCGGGTGCAATCTTTTCTTTTCGCACCATCGTCAACTGGTAGGTGAACGTGTCAATCTCTGGCCCGGCTGGGCCGCTGAACTTGCTCGCCGTGGTTGTTGCTTCATGCAGCATACCTGCTGCGTCTCTGATGCTTGGGGTAAAGCCCTCCACTGAGCAGTCATCACGCTTTTTAATACGGGCAACCGTTACGTTGATGGGCTGTCCAGCCTCTGCAACAATCTTGAAATGCTCTGGTGTCCACTCAATAATGGCCCTGTCAAACCACCCAATTTTGTCGGCCAAGGTGTAACCGCCGCCAAGCGCGGCAATACTGGCAGCAACTGCGCCAATGGCTTTAGTCAGGTCAAAGTTAGAAAACATATTTTCATTACTCACAATCAGCACCGCCCACCGCACTCTTGCACAGCTTTGTAGATGATCCAGCCGACACCGCCGCAGACTAGCGCCAGAACCACAAACATCAGGACAAGGGTGATGACCTCGTCCATCTCTTTCTTATGCCGAGCCGCCGCCTCGCGCTGGCGTCTTGCTTCATGTGCTGCTTCTTTGTCGATACTTGCAGCACGGGCCAGAATCTTGGCCCACACGTCCATCTTGTTGCTCTGGAAGAAGAGCATTTTGATCTCTTCCTCAAACGCTCTAGCCGACTCGATGGCAAGCTCAAGCTCGATAGCCTTGCCCATTGCACTGCCCTTAAAGCCGCCGGTCTTGGACTGCTGAACAACCTTGATGGCATCTGACTTGGCGCTGAAAAACTTACCCAGCACAGGGCCGAGCGACTCCACATCCTTGACCGTCTGGGCGGCGGTCTTGACGAGCTTAACTGCCGTTTGGATTGCCGCTAGGCAGGTAAACGGATCAAGCATGGCGCTATAACTTTAAGGCTGCTCAGGCCAAGTGATTGTCCACGGGAAGCCAGCCTGAGCCGTCACATCCCGCAGAGCCTGACGATGCGTGGCCCATGTAGCTTTGTCTGCGGTGCTGTCGGCAATCTGCGTCCAGTCGCTGTTTTTGAGCAGTTCTGTACGCGAGTTGCGTACGTTCTTGGCTTGCTCTGCGTCTTTCATGGCCTTGTAGGCGGCTTCCTGCTCTGCGGCTGTGGCTGCTGGCTGGTCACCTTCGGCTGCGCGGTCAGTAAAGATCGGGCCAAGAACGTACTTGGTGTGCCACTTGCCCCCAAGTTCCTGCACACCTTGGCGCATGGAGAACTGATAGACCGTGCCGCCCGAGGCTTGTGGGCCTTCTAGGATTATGTCTGCGCCCCAATCACTGATGTTCTCTTGTGTAAGGGGTCTGGGCAGGCCCAAGCCTTGATGAAGAGTGCGAAACTCGTCCTCGTACATGACCTGACCCGATGCTCTGATTCTGATTTCCATGATGTTTCCTTACGAAATTGCCAAGAAGATGTAACTGCCGCCGCTGGCGTTGATGGCTGCTGGGGCGGTGCTGGTGATTTCAAACCCAGAAGCGTTTGCGTCAACGTAGTCCGTGTTGGTCACTTCAGGCGCTCCGTTGTTAAGCAACAGGTATGGGTCGTTACCAGCAATAATCCCCCGTGCGCTGTCCCAGACATACCAGTCACCAGTGCTGTCAGTGCGCTTGATGAGGACAAACCTTGCACCTGTCGTAAAGCCGCAGTTGATGACTTGAGTCGCCGCTGTGCCTGTGTAGCTGCCTACTTTGGAAACGCCGGGGCAAGTTGCGAAGAGGTAGGCTACAAATTTATCGGTTGATCCGTTTACGGCTCCATCGGTTCCTAGTGAAAACACAGTACTTGTGGGGGCTGTGTTATTCCAAAACAAATTACTTGTCGTGGTGGCAGCGGTAGTATTTAGCTCTAGTAGCTTCGTTGCCCCTGTGGCGGCGCTGTAAACAGGCCAGTTATACCCCGAAATATTTCGGCACTTAACAATAATTAGTTCTGGCGCTACCGATAAGTTATGGGTCTGTGTAGTGTTTGTACTTGTCCCCGTATAGCAAACCTCATCAAAGAAGCCGGGGGCGCGGCTAAAAAACCAATAAATTACTGGGTTTGTAATTCCTGACGCTGGATAAAGATTGTCGTTTACGGCAATATTAGTGGGCGAAGAAAAAGTAAAACCCCCCGCGGACGCGGCTTCTGCGGCTGTACTTTGAGTGGCCAAAAATCTAGCATCGCTAGACGAACTGCCCCGTAATCTATCTATGGCATAAGTTTGCCCGCTAAGTGCATGGCTTCTTTCGGCGGTAATTATCAAATCTGTTGTAATGTTTGTGGTAACTGTTGCTGCTGAACCGCCCGGTGTTGCTGTAACCGGCGTGAACACCGTAGTACCCAACGTAGGCACGCGCATAGGTCCACGGCGGATTGCTATGTAGACAACATTAACGCCGTTGGTAAATACTTGATTATTATCAATAAATCCGGTTGCTGTTGGACTAAAAAACCCCGGAGAACCAGAAGAATTTTCTGCCCCACTGCTATTGGGTCTTAGATAAGCGCTGTTTGTTAATGAAAAACCCCGCATAGTATCAATTAAATACCAATTTGATCCCGCTCCTGATGTTTGTCTTGTAATAAGAAATTGCGGCTCATATCCTAATGTTATTTCTGCTAATGTGCTTACTGTATAACTCCCACACGAAATCACATTGTCCGTACCCGCCAGCCCAAAGCCTCCTGCGTCATGGGCGTAAATGTAAGCTACGTAAGTGCGTCCGTTTGTGTTTGCGTTAATGTTACCAACAGTAAACACTGTGCTGGTGGGCGTTGTTGAACCCCAGATTGCTGTTCCTGTTTCTGCTGCACCTGTTTGGTTTAAGTTTAACGATTGTGTGTTACCTAAAGAACGGTGGTAAACAAACCAATCTGTTGCTCCTGTGCTTGTGCATTTGATAATGATGCAACCCGGCACTGAACCAAGACTATGTGAGATATTTCGGGGGTCACTTCCGTTACCCGTATACGTCACCACATCAAAGAACTTCGGCTGCTTGCGGAATGTCCATGAGACGTAGTTTTTAGGACTGCTATTAAATAGTGTTCCACCTTGCGCAAGAAGCGAGTAACCAGTAGAAAGAAAATTTGTAAACTCATTACTTGTACTAGTATTTGCGGCTGTTGTGTTGGAAGATATGTATTGCGTTTTTCCTCGCGCTGTATCTACTAAAGCGTGATCATCCGCTGCTCGGTTTTTTGTCCAAACCAGTCCGCCCTTGCCAGCCAGATCAATTCCGTTGGTGATGGTCTGGGTAGCTCCATTGCCCGTGTACAGGTAGGTGCTGAACAGGTTTTCAATAAACGCATCCGGGTTGACGTTTCCCGCAGTGGGCCAGATGCCTTGCTTGATAAAATTCGTTACTTCGTCCAGCGTCCAGATACCGGGAGCCGCGTCGTTTTGATACGGCCCAGTAGGAGCAGTTGGGTTTTGGGTGATGATGCCACCGGGGAATTGTTGAATGCTCATTGGGTTTCCAATAATCTGTTCAGTACTTGATTTTGGGTTTAGGCGAAATGCGCTGGGCTAACTCTTCGGCGTAGAACTGCATACCGCCAAGAGCGCCGTCGATGCGGGCGTTGTAATTCACTGGCGGGACAAACAGCTTGTTGGTGTCCTCAAACCGGCCCTCTTTGATGCGGTCAACCCAGATCACAAACGCTGGGCCAAACGCCTCTCGCGTCTCTGGTGTTGGGCAAACAAAGTCTGCAATGACATGAGCGCCCCACTTGGCGGAAATATCACACAGCACACCCATACGCCGAGCCTGCTCTAGCCTGTCTTCCACGCTAAAGCCGAGGTCTTTGTTGATCTCCTTGCGGATTTCATCGGCGTTAAAGTGAACGCAGCGTAACTCCCTTGCAAGAGCTAAGGCCAGTGTAGTCTTGCCTGAACCGGGCAAACCCATGATTAGGATTTTCATCCTTTGACCTTGTAGAGTGATTTTACTGAAAAATCAGGCTCTGGTGTGCGCCAGAAATCCTTGCCCGCGTACTTGTCCCACACCGATTTAGGCAGTATAGACGGGCGCTCTTGCCAAGTCACCTCTTTGCGTACCGTGTGCAGGCTCTTCATGTTCAGGGCTTTGTCAAAGACCTCGTTCTCGTACTCCACGTTCTTGAAGTCATGGTCAAAGTACTGCTTGCCAATGAACTGGTAAATCTCACGCATCACGCTTTCGGGCTGTTTACACAGGGACTCGTACTCCACCAGCATAATCATGTCAGGGTTTAGCAGCAAGCCTTCTTCTAAAAAATAGTAGGGCTTGACCACTTGGCCTTCTTTCTTCACATCCATCAAGGCATCGCACCTTGTGGTGACTGTCTGCCGCGCTTCA